GTTTCCCAGTCACGATCGGGGGAGGCGGCGGAGGCGGCGGATGCTGTGGTAACGTTAGCGAAACCTATATAGTTCAGATCTATGAAACCGATGGAACTACTCCAGTCGCTGACGCAGAGGTAACTATTACCACTGATTTGGCCGGGACTAATATGATCGCCCAGAGTTACACCAATGCGAGTGGTAATATTGACCCTGCTTTCCAACTTGATCCAGATGATTATTACATGTGGGTAAAGAAAGCCGGATTCACGTTTACTAATCCTACTCCCATCACGGTTCCGGCCCCTTAAGGTGAATTATGCCAGAGTTTAATATAGGTACAGAAATCACTTTCAATAGTGATGCCTGTTGCTTGGAGCGCAGTTTCGTTACAGGTTACCCTTTTAGGTGTGCCACACAAGAGTTGTGCTGCTCTAACGATCACATCGACACAGAGATCTGCATAGCCATTGACGTTATAGAAAAACTGACCAATCAATGGTTTTGCCCTCGTGAGGTTTGCCACAAGATAGACGGTAACGGAAAATCCACTTTGTTTTTATTTCCTACCACAAGTAAGCCCGTCTACAGTTTGACCTCCGTTCGTATCAAGAACTGTGAGTGTGGCGCAGTTTGTGAGTGCGGTTCGAATTCTGAGAACACTTGGACCACAGTAACAGATTACGAGTTAGCCGAGACTAGTCACTGGTTGGAAAGAGATTGCGGGAAATTCTGGCCATGCGGGACAGAGAACATTGAGGTGTGTGCCGAGTGGGGCATAGATATGCCAGACGCCATTAAGAAGGCAGTAGCTATTATGGTTTGGGAAAGCCTACAGCCGGGCTCCACTGGACTGGTCAGACCTTCAGATGTTTCTCGTGTTGACTGGGAAGACTTCTCCATTTCGTACAGTAATGATGCTGCAAGCTCTGACGAAGTTGGAGGCACAGGAATTTCCGCAGTAGACCAACTTATCTTTCCTTACTACAATCATGCCGGTAGTATTTTATTTGGAATAGGCAACAAGTGTTGTTCGTCTGGCAAATGTGGGTGCAAAGAAGGTTGCAACCATTAAAAATTTAAGATAGAAAGATTTACGATGAAAAAAGTAGCTATTCAAATGAGTGGCGGAATCGGTGATGCAATTATAGCTTTAGGATCAGCAGCTCCCCACTATATGCACTGCAACTTGGTGGGTGTGGTTAGAGAGCATCAGGTGCCCTTAATGAGAAATTTCATGGGGTATCAAAAGATCATCTCAGACCACAAGATGAGAAACTTGGGATATTACAGAACTTTTGACGAGGTCATCAACTTTGCGGGTTTTTTGACGACGACTAGAACACTTAGGACAGATGACTATTATCAATGCGCCGAAGAAAAGTTAGGCAAGCCCGTAAAGGAACCCGGATTTTGGTCTTTCCCTGAGGGGGCAGAAAGAGTTTGGCAGGACACTGTAGCAATCCACCCCGGAGCCTCTAATCCTAACCGTCATTGGAACAACGAGGAGTGGGAAAAACTCGCGTTCTCTCTGGCCGCGACTGGAAAAAAAGTGGTTTGGTTGGGGCCCAGAAATGAGTTTGGATTTAACGCCACTAATATTTTTAAGCTTTCTGATACTGATGAGACCTTGGAGGGTCAGGCCAAGTTTCTACTGCGATGTGGTTATTTCATAGGTACTGATTCTGGGTTTGCTCATGTCGCTGGAACTGGTCTAATACCGGGCAAAGTCTTGTTTTTCAGCACTTCTCCAGAGGCTGTAATAGCTAGATACCCTTCATTGGAGGGGGTAAAAGCTTACAACAAGGCAGGGATCGAGCCGTCCTTTTCTCTTGACCCAGAGGACGAGAACGCAAAGATAAGCCAAAAAGCACTGAAATATGACGACATTTGCCCAGAAAAGTGCGATTTAGCTGTTTTTTCTGGTCCGAAAAACTTGCCTATCAGGTTCAAGATCAATATAATTAGTAAAAGCGAGAATTCTGAGCTTCATAATTATCTGCGAACTACCTGTGACGTAACAACCTCGACCAATTTTCAAGAAAACGCAGATATCAACATCTTGCCCCTAGGCACCTACGGGGTACTGTCTAACAAAAATAGAGAACTGAGAACTAGTTTGTCCGATTTCAATATTTTGAATAGGGCTCTCTGGGAGTTCAGAGCATTATCCACATAAGAGATAAAAAATGTCACCGATAAATTTCGTCACTTTTTTCGTTGTTCTAGCTGTAACACAGTTTTTTTGTCAAGTGGGTCTGGCGCAAACTGACTTGTTCACGCACGACCCAAACCTTGAACGATGCCGAGAAGCCACGGTAAGAGTAATGGTGAATAACGCTGTCGGATCTGGCTGTGTTTTTCGCGAAGATGACTCCAACTACTACGTGTTGACTAATGGGCATGTGGTGGGCAATCGACGGGGTGCTGTAGTTCAGCTACAGTTTTGGTGGAGAGGCTACCTCTCCCGTTCCGTAAATGGAACCGTAATCGACACAGTGATGGAGCAAAACAGGTATCGGGACATCGCCATAGTTCAAGTGCGGAAAAGTGACATGCTGGGCTACGAGCCCACAGTCATACCTCTGGCCGAAGAGGGCGATAAAGTGTCTTTCGAGAGGCTGTACTCTTTTGGATGTGCGGCAGGCAGCTGGCTAACTAATTTTGAGGGCCACGCCATAGATCGAAACCAGAGTTCCGGCGATGTTATTCACTTTGTGTTGATGCCAGCCGGAGGTCGAAGCGGTAGTCCTATTTTTGATTACCGAGGAGAGAAAATAATTGGTCTTATTGCTTGGAGATCCAGCAGCGAGAACCACAGTCAAGACGGACGAACAGAGACGGATGGTCACGGCATAGCAATGACTTACCTTGAAGTCCAAGACTGGATGAAAGGTAGGACTTCTTACGGTAAAGAAGATGTCGAAATAGTTCGAATGTCTTTGGCAAGAGGAAAGCCCCTGATCAACCCGGAAGTGCCTTTCCGAGCCCCTCTACTGTTCAGACAAAATCAAATAGATCCTAGCTACTGTTTGCTTGAGGACGAGCCGTTTTATCAGGAACGAGCTTACACTTTGGAATACTCCATTACCACAGAAGATATGGAGTCTATTTCTGGAGTAGAGACCCAAGAATGGGCCCCACCGTTCAGGCGTAGAAATCCTAACGGACCTGAACAACCCCCAAGACAACAAGGCGACCCTAACGACCTGTTTAACAACATAGACCCGCCTAAAGGTCCGAGAAGGTTTCCTGATCCTCAACAGCCAGAACAGCAACCAGAGGAAGACAAGGAACCTGAACAACCTGAGACACCTAATGACGAGGAACAAGAAAGAGCGCCACCCCCCTTTAATCCTCCTCCCCATAAATTTCCAGAGAGACCTAAACTACCAGAGCTTCCCCAAAGTCCTGAGAAAAAAGACGATACCGACAAAGAGCCCCAACAACCCGACTCGGAGGAAGAAAGCCCAGACGAGGAAACGCCAGAAGGTGATTCCACAGACGACGGAGTAGACGACGAGGCACAATCGCCTTGGATTTCTCAAAGAGACGTTGTCTGGCTAAGTATAGTTGCTGGGTTGGTTGTTTTCTTTTTTGTACGCCACTTCATTTGGAATAGCTTGTTCTTTGTACTTGCCCTGACAAATGAAAATAGAATGAGGGCCTTAGCATGTTCGGACGAGTAATCCTCCCGTTGATTTTAACAGTGTTGTTTGTTTCTCCAGTTCAATCTCAAATTACTTACAGCGAAGCAATTGAGTTGTCTGCTGAGGATAATAAACCTATCGTAGTTACAGTGGGTGCGGAATGGTGCCCAGCGTGTGAGCAGATTAAGGCCGCCTTGGTTAAAGCTCACAATGCCGGTGAGATTTACTTTGTCTACATCGACCAAACCGTGAACCGGTCTAAGTTCAACAGCTGGATAGAGTATTTCAAAGAATGGGAAGCAAGCAATAACGCTGTTCAGCGAAGAAGCATTCCCCAAACAGTTGTAGTTCGGCGAGTCGTTAAAGACGATAGTGTGTCATGGACTTTAACAAGAGTGGTCTATGGCAATAACTCTCTCGACCATTTCCTTAGCCAACCGCAGCTAAATCCCTACAACGGTTAGATAACAATATGTCAACTAAACACTATGTTTTCGTACCAGAGGGAAAAGTTTTGCACGTTAAGACGGGTGATTACCTGTTTGTTGGAGAAACTGAGTTCTTGGTATCCGAGGGGTTCCGAGTACCTGCAAACTACACAGATGGCACCCCTGTGATTTACCTCGACAAAAATAGGGATGTTATCAATGCCTTCAGTGATTCCAACGAGCTACCTGCCAGTTCCCCAACTTCCCCACAGAGTTTCTATAGTGAGGAAAGGGGACCAAGTGGTTCAGGGGATTTTACAGAAGTCTTGTATGGAGACGATACTGTACAATCGGATTCCGGCGAGAGTGACGGACCTGAGACAATTTAACGTCAACGACTTAACTCCTAGAGTTAACGGCAAGAACAGCGGCAAACAACGAAGGACAATACTCAAGCCTGTACAAGGAATCCCAAACAAAGTACGGCAAGGCGATTTTCTGAGGATCTATTGGGGAACGCCGCCAAATGTGTATACACCTGACAATGCTTTCGCATTTTTTGTTTGGGTTCTAACTGGCGCAGGTGAGGTTAGACTGGAGTGGGACGCAAGCCTACAGCAATACGTATCGGCGGAAGGTTATACGCTAACTTACTCTGATCCTGACGGATGGTGTTTAGATGGTAACGAGTTTGTAGGGGATAATTGGTGTTTCCCAGTGTCCTCTCCAGAGGAGAGCATTAAGTGTTACCCTTTCCCAGAAGACTGGGAATTCATCCGACTGTCAGGGCCCCCAATTGATTACGAGATAATCAAATACAAGCATCAACTTGACAACAATGGTCACTGGGCCTACACCTCGATTGAGGTTGAATTGAAAGATATAGACGAGTTACAGAGGATTTAAGATGTGGGCATTGATTACCAACCGCGCCGTGATTGGGTTCATCATTATAGTGGTTGGTATCGTCGCCATTGGGTTGGTAACTGGAGGCGTTAAGTATGACACATCCAGCAAGGATTGGATTTGGAATTTCAATCTGAGTTTCAACGGACAAACCCTAGAAGAATTCAAACAATATTGGGACAAAAGAAAGCAGGATATTCAAAACTCGTTGCCCAACAGGCAAAAAGAGGACGAAGAATTCAGTCTGCTCCCCCCATGGTTTGCCCCCAACGAATCACCACCTAAATGGTTTGTTCCCCCCAAAAAAGGTCCACTGTTTAATGGCCCTAAAAATCAAGCTATCTTTCATAAACACTGCGGTATTGAATCGCTTGGCTAGGCTAGAAAGCAATATTTTGGAGAAGCCGCAGGGAGTGATAATACGGTCCCTGAAACAAAAAGTCTTACCTCAAGTACGAAAAAAACTAATTGAGGGCAGACACATTTTCACCAAGACGTTGCACGATAGTATCGAAGCTAGACCTATTTTTAAATTTGGAGAGGGAGAGACTGAAGTAGTTTTCGGTTACTTTGTTCCATACGGGTTTAACCTAGAGATGGGATCAGACCGAGAGAGCCCAATCTTCGCTAAGATTTTAAGATGGGTGCAGATAAAGAACGGTGTTACAGGGAAAGAAGCTGAGAGACAGGCCTACCTCATCACTAGGAAACTGAGGAGAGACGGCGCTGAACCTCACCCAGTCCTTTTGCCTGTGTGGGAAGCAACCAAGGACGGTTTTTTCAGAGACGTTATTCAGAAACTTGAAGTTTCTGTGTTTGCAGGTACGAGGGCTAGAAAATGAGTTGGGGCCATTCAAACCTGTACAACGCTATTTACACTGACTTAGCGGCAGACGCCACTCTGGTTGCTCTTGTAGGCGATCAGGCAATAGGCGAAATACATGATCCTGAATATCGCATAGGATCAGACAGCCCAACAACAATACAAAGAAGCCCTTATATGGGCTACAGCATCGTCACCTCGGAACCCCTGTTAGAAGACGTATCCTCGTGGAGGCGATCAGTAGTACTATTCCGAGCGTCCAGCACTAACCGTGCATTGGCTATGAAAATAGCTGATTACATGGAGGACTTGCTAGACCCTGTTTGTAGTTACTACAATTTTTCCGACTCAAATATAACTCATTCTGAAGGTAGATTTCTGAGGAGAATCACCCCACAAGGTGAACTCTTAGCAGATGATCTTTGGAAAGAGGATATATTGATTGAAATGATCTGGGCCCCCTTCCCTTGTACTGGGACGGAAACGGAACCAGATGTTCAAAATTGTGCAGCATCGACTGACGATGATTTGCCTTACGGTAATAATTGTCCCGATGATTAAATAAGTTCCATGTCTCACGAAAATAGACTGTTAGACGGCTGGAATAACCCTCTAGTTGGTCCTAGGGGCGGTCAGAGAGACAAAAATTGGTTTTGTGTTCACTGTTTAGGGCGGCTAGGAACGTACAAGGGAACGCACGAAGCACCAAACGGAAAACTGAAGAAAAGTTACTGTTGCCAAAACTGTAACAGGACTTCAGTTATCCCTACAATGCACAATCCAGAGTACTTGTCGCCTGCTAGTAATATCCTGCGACAGGAAACTCTAGATAGGTTTGGGTACTTGCCAGAATTTTTGCCTCCGAAAAGCAATAAGAAGGTTTGTAGGTGGTGTCCAAACTGTGGGGACGTGGGCGAAGTTCAAAAGAACTTATACAGACCCGATAAAAACTGTGTTACCTGTGTTCGATCTAAATTCCAAAAGGCGGGCACAGAGGCATCCACTAAATACGAAAAAACACCTGAACATTTGAAATATCTTGAGAGACGATCAAGGCTGAGGACTCCTAAAAGGGCTGAGGCCAACAGACTGAACACTAAGATAAAGAATACACTCAACTACATGTGGGAAAATAGGAGCAAATTTAGTAAAACTGATTTAGAGTTTGAGGAATTGGGCTACACCTTTGGACAGCTCTTAATTCACTTTGAAAACTGCTTACATCAGGGTTGCCATATTTGCCAAGAACCTATTAACCACGAAGATGAGATTTGGCATATTTCTCATATTTTTCCTGTCTCGGAGTCCAAAGGCTGGAAAGAGGTGAAGAAGTATTATTGTTTGTGTAATTTACACGTTGCGCATGATTCTTGCAATAGCGCTAGTCATAATGAGATTCATCCTTTCTCAGTAAGTGACTTCAACTATTCAGTTCCGTGTCAACATAGCTATAAAGGTTTAACAAAAAATGGCACTTAATCCCAACTGCTCGCCAGACAATCTCACTATCGGTGCAGCTACGATTTGTATCGATGGCTCTGACGTTGGATTGACAACGGGTGGTACTACTATTCGATTTGACAATACGTTCATTGATGTGGAGGCTGACCAAATTCCGGGGATTGCTCGTAAGTTCCGAGAATCACAACGGGCCTTCATCACAACTACTTTGCTGGAAGTCAGTCTGGAGCAAATCCGAATTGCTCTTGGATTGCCAGCAGCTAACCTAACTACGGCTACCTCGTTGTCGCTGGGTTACAATGCTGCTTGTTTCCTGCCAGAAGTTTCCATGGTAATTTGCGGACCCTCTCCGGGCTGTGGTTGCCGAACATGGGAATTTGACCGAGTAGTTTCTGCGTCCTCACCAGAGTATTCTATGACCAAGACTGAAGCTGTTCAGATGGAAGTAGAGTTCGAGGTTTTGGCCGACTGTTCGACCGGTAATTTTGGAACCGTTACTGACGGTTGTACATACCAAGCAGGTATCACCTGTAACTAAAGTTTTTTTGATTGCGTTTTAAACTCCACTTGGGGTTTTCGATATTCACAAAGGAAGTAAAAAATGTCCGAAGTTTCTATTTGTAATGGTCGTAGCTGCTGGATTGATACGTTTGACGTAGCAGTTACAGACGCCGACCCAAATGTTCTTTTCACCCTCACCGATGGTTGCAACATGCTGACCACGACTCGCCAACTGAGAATGGTTCTTGGCAAGGCTATCCAAAACTGGATCGATGCAAATCGAGCCGCATTGGATGCTGCTGGAGAAACCGCCCTCTTGGGTCAATGCGATAGCATTGGTTGCGAGTGCGGAACCGGCTTTACAACCGTTGAGTGGAATTTTGGCGACAAGACCGCTACTCTCTTGTTTGACTCCCAGCCTGCTGGTGTCTCTCTCGGAGTAACCGTTGTTGCTGACCAAGCTTTTGCTAGGGTGAACTAAGATGCACTACAAGACTAAAGATATGCGATTCGCAAGTTTTCTTTGGTCTCAAGATAGTGTCCGATTCTTAGGTATCTCTGAAGCAGGGGTCAATGACCATAGACGAATGACCGTCTATTGGTTTGAATTTGAAATTGATATGACGCAAGAAGAGCTTGATGCTCTTCTTGCTGAGTATCGTAACGGTGAGACTTCGGTGGAACCGTTGAAATACATGAACTGTATGGACAGGATCAGGGACCAATTAAAAGAAGCCAAAAATCGATAAAGGATTGAAGATGTCGTATCTCACAGATACTTTTTGTGTGGGGTCTGCCCAAGTACATGTGCAATTGGAAGATAAGTCGTATCATAATTTAGGACTGACTTCTGGTGGAATAAGTTTTGCGATAGGCTCAGAGGCTTTGACAGTCAAAGCCTCACTGGTAGATGTGAGTATCAACAACATCAAAACCTTAATGAAGTTAAAACAACTTGTAGAGTCCGAAGAAAACGATAAGCTAGTTCTCAAACCCCTTCATGGGGGTTTGGAACACGGCTTTTTGATAACTGGGCCTGCCCCCGGATGTGGGTGCAGGACGTGGGAGTTTTTAGGAGAGGTTAGTTTACCCTTAACTTATGGTTGTTATAAGGATAAGGCTACCTTGATAGATTTGTCGGTAACCACTAAGTCTATACTCATTACAGACGGATGTGACTACCAGAAGAGTAAAATAGGATATTGAATATGTCAGAAAATTTCGATCAAGCAAAGTTTGCAAATGTAGGTAAAGATGTTGAGTTGAAGGGTGGGATCACAATCCGCGTCAAAGATTTGTCTCTTGAGTCAATCTTTGAACTAGCCGAACATCTTCCTGAGCTGTTGGAAATGGTAGAGAACACTGACGACTCCGATACAATGGGAGCCGCCAGAGCAATCATTACCAATCCTAAAACCCGACAGGTAGTTTACTTGGCTATCTCTAAAGTCAGTTCCCTGCCCAAAGATGCTATCCCTCAAATGGGAGCAGGCGATCTTCTGAAAGTCGTCAAGACTTTCCTAGAGGTTGTCGATATGGAGGAGCTGAGATCAGTTTTTACGGAACTCGGGCTGGACAAGATGTTCAGGTCACTCCGAGAAAAAGCCGGGGAATAGAAGACCAGCAGAAAAAAGAAGAGAAGTTTAGTGGCACCCTGAGTGATTTACTAGACTTCTTTTTTTATTCCTATGGATGGGGTTGGGAAGAGACTGTCTCCAAGACTCTTTATCAGCTGCAACGGCTTAGAGCATCTAGGATGACCCAAGATTGGGAAACCCGAATAGAGAACACTAAGTTAATGCGAATGGCGCAGCATGCCCAAGATCGAGATTTCAATAGACTTTGTTCCCCAATTAGGGAGAACAAGAAACATGAGAAACCTAGAGGGCCCTCTCCAATGCAAGGATTTAAGCGTAATAGATAATGCCTGACCTAGGTACAGCTAGGATCAAGATAAGGGTCGTCAGCGAGGGTCTAAAAGAGTTTAAGCAGTTCCTAAAAGGTTTTAGGGATATTGCTAAAGAGGTTAAAAAAACAACTAAGGACATCAATCAGTTTAATGCTGTCCAGAGGGCCTTAGTTCGGAACGCTCAAAGAACTCTTAAAACAACCCGCAACATGATTAAAGCTCTGAGAGAGCAAACGAACTCTCTCAGGGGTGCTACTAAAGCAAAAAACCAAGCTGCAAAAGCTAACACTATCCTTGCCCAAAGAGTTAAAGCAACTCGGGCTCAACTTATACCCATGGCAAAGGCTGTTCGCGCAGTCAATGCCCAAGTCTTGCAATCTTTTCCGGGGTTAAGACGATTTGGTAGATCTTTTGCCGCAGGGGCACAATCTCTAAACTCTTTCGGACAATCTCTCCGTCAAGTCTCGTTTGTTCTTAGAGACGCAGGCCGACAGCTCATCACTCTCGCCGCTGGCATTGTAGCTGCATTTGCCCCCATAGTTCTCATAGGCGCTCAGTTTGAGCAAGCAGTGGCTGATGTAGTTGCTGTGTCTAGTGAGTTAAGCGATAGAAGTGCAGAGGCTCAGAGATCAATACAAGAACTTACTCAAGTCTTTATTGAGCTTGGTGAGGCTACGGTTTTCACAGCAGGTCAAGTTGCAGAGGCAGCAAAAAATCTTGCACTTGCTGGATTCACTGCCGCAGAGATCACAGAGGCTCTACCCAGTGTTCTTAGACTTGCTACAGTGGGTGGACTAGAACTTGCCCGAGCCGCTGAAGTAGCTGCCAACACTTTGAGAGCTTTTGGATTTGAAGCAAGAAACCTAGATAGGGTTGTTGATGTACTAGCTCAAACCGCCACAAATAGTAACACCACTGTAGAAGGCCTCGCCCAATCACTGTCTCTGGTTTCCTCTATCGCCGCTACTTTGGGGCAAAGTATTGAGCAAGTAGTTGGGGCACTTGGTTTACTGGGTGACGCAGGTATTAAGAATACACGGGCTGGAACTGGTCTGTCCCAAGTATTTCTTGATCTAACTGACGATATTGAAAAAGTTGATAAAGTTCTTCGTCAGTTTGGCTCATCATTCGAACAAGTAAATCCTGAAGTAAATTCTCTACTCGACATCATTCGAGAATTTGAGAGAATTAATCTCTCTACTGCGGCAACATTTGAGATTTTTGAGAAACGAGCTGCAAGAGCATTTCTTGCAATACTTAATCAAGGTTCCAATGCTTTAGAGACTATTATAGGACTCAATGAGGCTTCTCAAGGCGTAGCCAGAACCATTGAAGCTATTAAGCTCGACACTGTTCGTGGTGAGTTCATTAAGCTGCGTAGTATTGTGGACTCTCTGTTCATTCAATTGTTTGAAGAAATCAGAGACCCAATAAAAGATTTCCTCACACAGCTTAGGGGTGGGGTTGCAGTACTGAAAGAATTTTTCGAGGCTAACAGAGCAGCCATTAGGCCTTTTATTGAATTCTCTGTAAAAGTGGCGGCTCTGATTGGATCACTTGGAGGATTCCTAACTGTACTGGGAAGTCTGACCGCGATTGTAGCGGCCCCGATTGTAGCCATCGGAGGATTGACTACAGCTATAGTTTTACTAGGTAAAGCACTACTGCCTATACTTGGTATCAGTGCTGCCATTGCAGGTGCGTTTGGATTATTCGCCGCTAACTTAACTGCAACTATTATACCTGTTGTTCTGGCACTGAAGGATAACTTCTTAGAGCTACAGAGAGTTATCAGTGACTTCAATCAAAGAGTCATACAGCCATTCATCAGGGGATTTCGAGAAGCCTTTAATGAGGGTTTCATCAACCGTATCATACCTGCCTATGAGAGACTTAAAAACGCTATCGGCGGGTTGCTGACTGAGTTGTCAGAATCTCTTGGAACACTGAGAGACAACACTTTTGAGAGTTTTGGGGCAACTCTGGCAGACGTTATCGTTGTAGGTATTACAGCTTTCCTTGATATACTTACTCTGGTTGTTGAGACTATCAAACTCATTGATTTTGAATCTTTGGCCGAGTCTCTAAATGGGTTGGCAGTATCGGTTAAGTTCTTGGCAGACTCTTTCAAAAACCTGCAAGGCAACGCAGAGAGAGCCGTATTCCCAGTAGGTCATTTACTGAATCAACTCAGTGATAACCGGCTGTTAAGAACCGTCGAACGATTCCTCCCAAACCTTGAGCAGTCAGGACGGGGCATACCTCAAAATATCGGAAGAATTTCAGAAGCCGTAGATGAGCTTGATAACTCACTCCGAGGCTCCACTGAGAATTTGATCGAGTTTGAAAAAGAAGTCGCAAACATCGAAAAGGCAGCTGAGCTTTTCGAAGAACTGACTAGTCTCAAACCAGTTGAGATTCAGCAGCTCATTGACCTAGACGTAGATTCAAATGCCATTAAAGATTTTGTGGACCGTTTGAATGCCGAGATAGCTGAACTTAGGTCAGCAGGCGAGACTCCCCAGATAACTGCACGTATAGGTGAGTTAGAATCTCTAAGAGATCGTATACTCGATGGTGCTGAAAAAGTCTTCAGTCGCGTAGAGGCTATAATTTCTGAGGGATCAAAAGCTGCTCTGGAACAGCAAGAGATTCTCAAAGAATCCGTACAATTGCGGGCGCAGCAACTAGAGATATTGCAACGTGAAAGAGGGGCACTAGGTCAGGTAACCGATGAGGAGATAGCTCTTAAAGAAGCTCAGGAGGAGGAGCTGGAAACTCTGCGATTGCTCTCACAATTGGATTTGTCTAGACTTGATACGGTACGAGCCAATACTGAAGAAAACGTAGTAGTCAAAGAAACTCTGGAAGAGCTTTTGGAAGTCTCAATTGAAAGGTTGGCCGTACAGCAGTCTGGACTCAAGGCCGCTGAATCTGAAAAACAGTTTGCTGAGGAGTTGGCACAAATACAAAGAGATTTGGCTGATAGTGAACTGAACTCCTTGCAGAGACGTATACGAGCAGCAGAAGAGCTAAGAGACAATCAACAAGCCACGTTAGACGGTTTCCGAGCCAACCTGCAAGCACAGAGAACTCTTGTCGCCCAGCAGCTTAAAGATGCCGAAGCAACAGGTGCTGCTACGGATGTTCTCAATCCACAGACAGGGGAGACTAGAGGGCAGCAGTTCCAAGCCCGCATAAACGAGTTTGACCGGCGCATTAATGAACTAGCTGACCTAGAGATCAAGAGTACTGAAAATCTTAATAAAGAGCTTGAATCTATCCGAGAAGAAGATGAGGAGAAAAGAACCGAAGCCCTCATTCGATCTAGGCTAGATCTAGCTAAGAAACTAGGTGATATTGAAGCCCAAGCTGCCGAAACTCGGGCTCTGAGAGAGATAGAGCTTGAGAGAAAAATACGAAGTACTTTCCAACTTACTGGAGATGCCCAGAGGGATGAGCAGGTACGCAAAGAGATTGAAGCTTTTAGAACAATCGAAGAAGCTGCCATTGATTCCGAGGTGAAAAAACTCAGGGAAAAAGAAAAGACCAACAAACTTGTTGATGAACAAAAGAGACTAGAAGAAAAAGTCACAGACAATTTGGCCAAGCAAGTGCAAAATGTCGGCCAACTGCTGCAACTGCTGCGAGTGCTGGACCGTGTTGAAGAAATCAGAGAGGCTAGAGCCCGTGAGTCTGCTGAAAGAGCTGTGGATAACCAGTTCGCTCAAGAGTCAGTCATCCGACGAATTCAACAGCGTCAGGACAACGGACAAGATACCCGGTTCCTTGAGAGGAGACTAGCTAAGCTGCGGGCAGACGCTTCACTGCTGCAAGGTATCGTTGATAAGAATGCTCAGCAGGCCGGTATAAATTCTACTGACATCACCAACGCAGTAGCTGAGTCAAGACGAGCTTTAGAGGAGGCTGAGGAGAAGGGAGAGAATTTCAAATCAAGAATCATTGGTTTCTTGGAAGATTCTATTAATGCTTTCGGATCAGCGCCCGGAAACTGGGCAGATGCTTTTGTAGAGAATTGGCAGTCCAACTCACAAAGAATTGTAGATGCTATCGCCAATACATTCAACGTTGTCAAGAACATTCTGGACCCCACAGTGCGAAACAGCCCGTCGATTGTTGATTTGTGGAAAGCACAGGTGGACACGGTTAAGATGGGCGTTCGTGCAATAAATTCTGAGATCACTGGAAACTTGCCTGACCTTTCAAGGTTGAACTTGGGGGCCGCAATCTCCAACACTACTCCTACTGTGCCATTAGCCTCTAATACTAGCAGTAGCATAGCTAACAACGACAACCGCCAAGTGAATATGAACATCAACAACAACTTAGACTCCAATAGATTACAGAGGGAGTTGGCAAACACTCTACTCAAGAGAGGGTTTAAAGTATGATCTGCAACGCCACTCTAGATGGGTATACTTTGCCGTCGAGTTTTAGCTACGACCCGTATGTTCCTAGGATACGCCGAACGTTTACCCCAACTGCAAAAGCGGTTATACACCAGTCGGCCAACCCTTCCATAGTCCATGGGGATGGGATAATCAACTGGACTCTGAATCCAGCTTATCCAAATGAGTGGGACGACCTTTTCAAGATATATCAGAACGATGCTCTGGTCAGATTTGTAGGGTATTGGGGAGACGAATACGATGTTTATTTTCAGCTAGATCAAAATAGGCCCAGAAACGCGTTATTTAACGCCAGCGGGTCGCATGATCGTGACTGGGAAAC